AAGATCGAGACACGCTAGTTAAAAAAGACATTGTAATAAGACAATAGGTATTTGACTTATTCGATAGATAACAATGACTTGCTTTGTAATAAGACAAAAAGACAATTGTATAGAGAGATGAGAAGTTGGTACTTTTGGATAGTGCTTTTTCGTCATAACTACTACTAAATGTACTACTTTTACTATTCATTATTTATAATTGTCTTATTGTCTTATTGTCTTAATAGGTACTTGCAACCCTATCTGCATAAGCATTTGTGCAATAAGACAAAGTTGTGAGTATTGTCTTATTCGTTGTCTTATTACATTTATATGCCTATGAGTCGAGCCGTATTGACTTGTGGAAAAAGTATTATCGCGGATAATGGATTTATACCGATTGGCACAAAAAGTATTATCGCGGATAATGGATTGCAACAAATTATTTACGACCAGACACACAAAAACCCCGACCGAAGTCGGGGTGATAAAGTTTTGTTGCAGTACTTTATGCAACGGTTTCGTGGAACGCTAACTTCTTGGAAACATCACTTTCGTATTGTTCTTTAGTGATGTTATGTCCGGCTAAGATTTTATTAATCTTTTGGACTACTGTTAAGGTCTTTGCCTTTGGCTTGGCGTATCTAAAGAAGTGGTAAACACCTTTTTTATCTACTTGGCTTTGGGTGGCAATCTTTTTATCTAGCAACCCCTTATCAGCTTGGCGAACACTTATTACTTCCTCGAGCGTTTCATTTTTCTTTAGCTTAAAGAAGTATCGTTGTGTTGCAGGTTTGTTGATGCAATTTTGTAATCGTTGCACCAACCCTTTATCCCTTGTGAATGTTTCCGTCATGTATTGACAGAATACTTCACGCTTGGCTTGTGATGATAACTCCTCCGCCATCTGCCTTTGCAGTTCGTCGGTCTTGTTCTCACCTTTTGTAAGTTCAACCCCTAGTAAGTTATAACGCGTGATTGACTCAGCTACTTGTTGTGCAGTTAGTTTCTTAGACATATTGTACTACTCCTGTGTGAAAGTATTATCGCGGATAATACTTTTTTGTTTGAGGTCTGATTAACTGGTTATCCAGTCAACCCCTCTACTATAGGGGATTGTGTCTAGTGTAGAGCCAAAGGGGTAGGGGGTAGGGAACGAGGCGAGTGGTCATGACCACCCATGCTTAGGTACTCCGTACATCACAACCCCTATTTTTTAGGTATTGTTCAAAATGAACTAGATTAAATTATTGACATCCATTAGGTAAACCGTGTAAACTTCGCAGTATGAGTAACCCTATAGATAAAGTAACCGGCCCAGATTTCGCCCACAAATCCATTCTATCTAGGGGGCAACTCCAGATGATTGAGGATGACCCGGCAAAGATGGAAACCCTCGCAAGGCTTATGGGAGCAGTGAATCTGGACAATTTGTTCCGTCACATGCAGAATCCCACTATAAATCCTGCCACACGATTAGAATTCCAGAAAATGCTCAATAAAATGGGTAAATTAGAACCAGATGGAAAAGCAGTCGTAGGTGCGGATACCGGCCCGCAAGTAGTTATTAACATAACACGGGCTAAAGATAACACTGACGAAGTTGTTATTGAGGGTACTCCTGCGCTCGAAGCATGACGATAGCAGCTCCAGAACACGAAATTAATTTTGAGGTAATCGCGTCTTTAGACGATTTCTTCTATTCCACTAAGTTTATCTCCCTAGCGGTTGGTCCAGTAGGGTCAACGAAGACGACCGCGGGCATCATGAAAATTTTGCATCATGCAGCCGTTATGGCGCCGTGTAAAGACGGTGTTCGCCGGTCTCGCGCTATCTGGGTACGTAACACGCGTGAGCAGTTACGTGATACATCTATACCAGACTTTATGAAGTGGATACCAGAAGGGATAATGGGTTCGTTCCTTAAGACAGAGTATAAGTTTGTGATAAAGGTCGGAGACATCGAATGCGAAGTTCTCTTCAGGGGCCTTGATGACGCGAACGACGTACGTCGACTACTCTCACTTCAGGCTAGCTTCTTCATCTTCGACGAGTTTAGAGAGATACACCCAGACATATTCAACGCAGCTCAGGGTCGTCTTGGTCGTTATCCTGACAAAATGATGAACGGCGTATGCTGTAAAACGCACGATGGTGATTCAAATGCCCATCTGTGGGGGATGACTAACCCGCCAGACCAGGATACGTTCTGGGAAGATATACTGAATAAACCGCCTGAGAACTGCCATGTGACGATACAACCGTCAGGGCTAGCTCCGGAAGCGGACTGGACACAATTTTTGCCTGATGACTACTACGATAACTTAGCTCACGGTAAGACAGAAGATTGGGTAGATGTATATATCCACGCTAAATTTGGTAAGTCCTTGTCAGGGCAGCCAGTGTTTCGCTCGTTTGACCGTTCCAACCTCGTAGCTGGTGAAGAACTAAAGCCTATGTTTAATGACGCACCGTTATTAATCGGTATTGATGCTGGGCTTACGCCCGCTGCGGTTATAGGTGAGACTATATACGACGGTCGACTGGTGATATATGAGGCGATAACGTCCGACGGCATGGGCGCGCTACGGTTCGTTAGAGAAAGGTTAAAGCCATTATTGACAAATAAGTTCCCTGGGCGCAGAGCTCTTGTTATAATTGACCCAGCTGCGTTCCAGCGTGTACAGACAGATGAGCGTACCGTCGCAGACATATACAAGAACGAAGGTTTTGTATTAAAACCTGCTCGAACAAACTCGATTGCTGCTAGAATAGCGGCTGTAGAGAAATTTTTGACTAGAGTAGTTGATGGTAAATTTGGTCTAATAGTAGACCCTAACTCTGGAGGCCAGTTGGTAAAAGCTCTTGCCGGCAAGTACAGGTACAAGATAAATACCAAAGGCGTTAAAGATGAGAAACCAGAGAAGTCGCACCCATGGTCTGATATTGCAGATGCGTTTCAGTACATATGCTTACACGCTGATGGGGGAGAAGTATTCGGTAGCATGACAGTTGCCAACGAACGCAGAGAAGTGGTATCTGTATCTGCAGGCGGTTGGACATAGGAGATTAAAGTATGGCTGTAAATATTATTCCAGTAGCAAGTGCATCAAAGCTAGAGAAAGAAGCGCTCAAGAAAAACGAAAAGAAACAATTAAGACCTCTTATTCAAGGTTTAGCATCCCACGTACATAAGCGCTGGGTTGTTATGAGAGACCACAAACAAGAAGAAATTGAAGACAGGTTAACTGAAACCGCACGGGCTAGAAACATGGAGTACCCACCTGCTAAGATGGCAGAAATACAAGCGCAAGGTGGTTCAGAGATATTTATGGGTATTGTTAGCACAAAATGCCGTACAGCTACTGCGTGGCTAAGGGATACCCTACTTGGCACAGGCACAGATAAACCATGGTCTATTTCAGCAACTCCTATTCCCGAAGTTCCGTCTGATATTGTAGACAGACTAGAAGGGATAATGCAACAAAATCTTATGATGTTTTATGAGCAAGGGGGAGGTGAAATACCACCAGAGGAGTTACAAAACTTAGCAGCAGGAATGAAAGATACTGCTATGCGTGAGATGAAGCATGAAGCGGAAAAACGTGTTGACCGTATGGAAAAGAAGATGGAAGACCAGCTTTTAGAAGGTGGTTATGTTAAGTCTTTGTTTGAGTTCACTAACGATATTGCAACGTACCCGTATGCAGTACTAAAAGGGCCAGTTCCTAGAAAACGTAAAGTTTTAAAATATGCTGAAGGTGGTGGTTTAGAACCTTCAGAAGTTGTACGTGATGAGTGGGAAAGAGTAGACCCCTATAAATTCTATTGGTCTCCTTGGGGAGACGATATACAAAATATGCCTGTAATAGAGATTCACCACTTAACTAGAGCAGACGTCGAAGCTATGATAGGCGTCGAAGGCTACGACGAAGACGCGGTAAGAGCGTTGTTGTCGGATTTTGGAGCAGGCGGTATTGATTGGCTAGACCATGAAGACTCTGAAATGGAAGACCTTGAAG